CGTTCAGGCGATGTTTTATGGTATGGCTCTTTTTGAAAGAACTGGAAAGCAAGTGAAGAAACTTGTCATTATTATGGCTTGTGAAAATGGAGAACTTGTTGTTTATGAAGAAAGAGATTTGGAAAAATATATGAAATTAGTTATTAAGTATATCAAAAAATTCACTAATGACAAGTTGCAAGAATATTCTTGACAGATTGATTAATTTATCTTATAATAAATATTATGTTATGGTGTCCTATGCCTAATCCACTAGAAAGTTTTCTAAATTTAAATCTACCCAGTATGAATGACGAAGTAAAGGAAGAGTTAAGCAATAAGTTCTTATGTCCTCAAAAATTTGCACAAGATATTGAACAAATTGTAAAAATTTCTAAAGTCAATTATATTGATGCTATTGTGTCTTATTGTGAACAGAATAGCATTGAAATTGATACAGTTTCAAAATTAGTTTCAAAACCACTCAAAGAAAAATTAAAATGCGATGCTCTTCATTTGAATTTTCTTAAAAAGACTACCAAGGCACGTTTGCCAATATGAATTATAACATTTATGAAATGTTTCCAAAACCATTAATGGTTTTAAAATTGGATGAGCATCTTCAGTACAAAAAAATTTTAGAAAAATATTATATTGACGATGTTGATGAATCATTACGAAAAAAAACAAATAATAATATTTTTATTTTTGAAGATCTTAAAGAAATAAAAAAGAACATAAAAAAATGTTGTTTGCAATTTTATAGAAATTGTTGTGGGTTTGATGTGGAATGCGAAGATATAATCATCAACTCTTCTTGGTTCAATATCGTAAATCCTAATAAATTTTTATATTCTCATTGTCATAGAAACTCCCATATATCTGGTGTTTATTACATAAGCATTGACAAAATTAATCACCCCCCATTGATATTTGAAGATAGGGATGAATTTATAAAATCTTCCATGAATGAGGCAATATTTTCTTTAGATTATGAAATTAAAACAAAATATAATGCAAATTCTTTTACGTACCATCCTACAGAGGGTGAAATATGTTTATTTAAATCTGATATTTGGCATGGGCATTTTTCAAATACTACAAATGAACCTAGAATTTCTTTAGCATTTAATTCTGTATTGAAAACTTATAATGTTGGAGATAAAAATGCAAAATCTTACAAAGTTAATATTGAAGAATGAGTCCATTTGAAGTTTATTCAAATTTTTTAGCATTCAAAAATCACTTCACTAAGAAAAATTACGATTACTTTAAATATTGTGGAAAGACTAGAGCATCTCTAGATAGTTTTCACAAAAGAAAAGATCGTTATTTTTTTGAGAAAATATCTCGTCAAAAAAATGATGAAGAAATAAAATCTTTCTTTGTTGCTAATTTTGCCGAATGTAATGATCCAGAACGATTATGGATCGGTGATATTATTCGCAATGGTGAGGACACATACTCAAATTGGTTAAAGAAATCTCAAAGTTTAACTTATTTGTTTAAGACTGAATGTGAAGTTTTTATATCAAAAGAAAATTTTGAAAACTTATTTGATTGTAAAAACGGCAATCATCCAGAACTACTCAAAAAGTATCTACAAAAAGCACTTACATTAGAAACCTTGGTTATCTTAAATATGATTTTAGATTATGTAAAAGATTTTGATAAAAAAATGAATGATCCTGTGTGGGAAATGATGAGTTTAAAAATTCAGAAGTATCAATCCTTCCTAAATATTGATGTAGCAGGATATAAGAACATCCTCAAGGAGATTGTTTATGAGTAAGTTTTTTGACTCCGAATTAGTCAGAGAATCTTTGACAGAATTAGACCAATTGCAAGAAAAACTTTTCAATCAATTGTACGATCTTCCTTCTTCCACGAAAGAAAAAAAGAAGGAACATTTGGATACAATGAGAGAATTTTTAGAAAAACAAAAATTGTTTATTTTTAGAATGTCTCTTTCTGAAGATCCAGAAGCAGTAGAAATGAAAGAAAAAATCACTCAATCCGCTCAACTTTTTGGATTTAATCCAGAAAAAGGATTAAGTGTTTTCTTTGAGCAATTAGAAAATACTATCAATAAACTCGAAAAATCACTTGACGACTGACTTTATATCTGCTACAATTAAAAAGTCCAATCCAAAACATCCAATTTATCCAAAAATCCTATGTCTTTCGCAAACTTAAAAAAACAATCCAAACTTGGTTCTTTAACCGAAAAACTAGTCAAAGAAGTTGAAAAACTGAATAGTGCTGGTTCTTCTGAAGATGATCGTTATTGGAAATTGACCACAGATAAGAGCCAAAATGGTTATGCCGTTATTCGCTTTCTTCCTGCTCCCGACAACGAAGATATTCCATTCGTGAAGATTTATTCTCACGCATTCCAAGGTTCTGGTGGATGGTTGATTGATAATTGTGTTACGACACTCGGTCAACAATGTCCTATCTGTGAGCATAACTCTGGTCTCTGGAATTCAGGAATTGATGCAAACAAAGAAATTGCTCGTAAGCAAAAAAGAAAACTGACTTACATCAGCAACATCTATGTTGTAAAAGATCCTTCTAATCCTGAAAATGAAGGTAAAGTTTTCCTTTATAAGTATGGTAAGAAAATCTTTGATAAGATTTCTGCCGCTATGAAACCAGAGTTTGAAGATGAAACTCCAATTGATCCATTTGATTTCTGGCAAGGTGCTAACTTCAAACTGAAGGCAAAGAACGTTGCTGGTTATCGTAATTATGATTCTAGTGAGTTTGCTTCTCCTGGTGCTCTTCTAGACAATGATGATGAACTGGAAGCAATCTGGAAGCAAGAATCTTCTCTTGCTGAACTTGTTGCTAACGATCAGTTCAAGTCTTATGATGATTTGAAGAAGCGTCTTTCTTCTGTTCTTGGAACTAAAGGTGCTCGCACCCAAGATCCAGAAACAGTATCAGAAGAAGATGAGTATGAGGTAGAGCGTTCAACGAAGAGTACATCTTCTTTTAGTTCTTCATCTAGTTCTGCTTCTGATGATGAGGATGATGATGAAGCACTTTCATACTTCTCAAAGCTTGCTAACTCCTGATTTCAAAATCAACTTTTAATTACCTTTATCCCCGGAAAAAATTTCCGGGGATTTTTTTGTCTGTAGGGTTTTTATACGCCTGTTAGATTTGGATTATAAGATTGTTTAGTAGTTTGATTGACATATTGTGAAGATTGGTCATATTTCATTATATTTCTTAAATCTGTAATCACTACCGATAGATATGCTGGTTTTAATACTCTTATTTTTCTTTTTTCTTCGTTAATGTCAGTTTCATACTCATAATTTGTTACTTGCTTCACGGGCGAAATAGTGGATAAAGTATTATCAAATTTAGTATAAGTAACTGTAAAATTTGAATCTACTTGAAGTCCAGAAGGCACCACAAGGCGATCATATTCATCCTTTACTTCAATAGTTTCATAATGATGAATGGATGATAGTGATTGTTCTGTGCCATACTTATCAAGCATATAATTGTATAGATCATTATTACTCAAAGGCCACTGTTCTCTTACATTTGTGATATTATTGGTAATTAGAATGACCCAATCAAGTTCTGGGTCATTATAAAGTTTAGAAGCAACTACTTCTGGTCTTTGATTGTCTTCTACTTGATAATAATTGAAAGCAGTAATAATATTAACTATATCTGTCCTCAACTTTGCCCTTTTGAAGAGATTTTTGACAGTAATATATTCTTCGTTTGAACTTACGTCAGGCAAACGAGAAATATATGAGATATTTGGAAGTTCTCTAAAATATGCCATTTTAGTATCCTATATCGTTTGGTGAGATTGGATAAAGATCACCAGAATTGGCAACACCGAAAGGTTTATTGTCTACAAATTTTCTTCCATCAAAAATATCCTCCTGATAATCAGTATCATAAATTGGTTCAAGTTCTTTGAATGACATATTCATAATCACGGATACTGGTTGTCCTTCATCATATGCCGACCAGTTTCCATCGGCAGTATAATTCATAGCAAATCCAGTTAAAGCACAAGTCTTAATGCGATTTACTCCTTTGATTGGATTTCCTCCAGAAGTTTTATATTGCAATTGGAAAACATTTGGTGTTCCTAAAAAGTAAGATGCTGATCCTGCTGACCCATATGTAGGATTTCCTGATATGCTATTTTGTTTTTTTGCTGCCATTCCTTGTTTAAAGAATCTTATAATTTTATTAATATCTGTTGCTTCTTCTTTACTTCTAGGTCTCATTCTGTATTGAAATGTAAATTCTCTTAATGTGGGAGAATTGAATAGAAGTTCAAGATTGCTATTTGGAACAACTCCAAATCCTCTTGCTAAAATACTTTCTGGAGATACTGAAAAACCTGCCATTGAAAGAATTTGTGATCCAACTCCAGTTTTTAATAATGCATTTGCTGATTGTGAACTTGCTATGGCATCTTTTAATGCCAATAATAGTGCTCCTTTTACTGCTAATCCTCCAACTTGTCCCGCTCCAGATCCAGATATTGCTCCAGTAGCAGCACCAATACCTGCTGTCCCTGCGTAAGTACCAAGATTTCCCAGTATTTCTGCGGTAGCAGCAGCAGAAAGATTATTCATATTATCATCACCCCAAGAAACATTATTAGAATCGGTAACATTATTTGGCATAGGTAATTTTACAATTCCTAAAAATTCTGCTAATGCAGAAGTTTTTTGTAATCCAGATGTTAATATTTCTTTTGCCCCGCCAGATCCACCAAATAATTGATTTGATTTTGGTGGTTGGTAATGATATTGTCCTATTTGTAAGTAATCTTGTGTTTTATTATATAAAGCATCTTTTGGGTATTGCAAATCTGTTTTTTTTAAATTTTCATCTACAGATCCAAATTGTAAATTCTTTTTTAAATCCGATGTATTAAAATTGAAATCAAATAAACCACCTCCTCCTCCTGATGGTGCAACCGGAGGACCCCCAGTTGGTCCTTGTGCTCCTATTGCAGATGCAAGATTTTTTTGCATTGCATATTGAATGTTTTGTGTAGTAAATGCATCATATCCAGAAAACATTACTGCCGAAAGACTTTTCGCATAATCATTTAAACTATTAGATGTTATTCCTTTTTCAGTATCAACATACTGCACTTGTCCAGTATCACTATTAATTGTATAATTTAATCTTTTTATGATGGGGTCTTTGCTATTTGGATCTACTGGCTTTCCGGCACTATATGTTAAAGGATCACCAACAAGCTTACTGGCATTTACAATAGTTCCATTGACATTAATTATATTGCTTCCTGATGTGAAATTTATGTTAGGATTTTGAGCCATTTACGGTGCCGATAAGTTATCTGGATAATCCCAAACTTTGGATTTGAATACTGGTTGTCCTCTTTTATCTACAAATCTTTCGGTGGGAAGTAAA